ATCGTCCCTGATGGTGTACAGATAGAGGCCCAAATTTGCCAAGCAAAGTATGGGAAACGACAGGATGGAGCCCATGAGCTGGCCATTCTTCTGCTGGATCGGCAGAACGTCGTTGTGTGGGAACGGATACCTACAATAGTGCGGAGCAAGAACCGACATCCAAATCGGTAGCAGATCAGAAGTCTGACCCCTAAGGATTCTGCCCATAATGCTCGCACTTAGACGCGCTGACAACCCATCAGTCGCGGCACTGTAGTCGATAGAGAACCACTCATGACTACCTACACCACCTCCGACCCGGTTTTCCTCCAGGTCCATCAAGTCCGTCGCACTCAGCGGGCGGCCTATCAAACGAAACTCCCCTCGGTGCCGGAGAATGTCGTGGATCTTAATCTGCAATGGTTTCGACAGATAGTATGGTGTGGCTTCGCCCTTGGAAATCACACGTGTCTTCAGAGGCTCCAGTACGACTTGGATCGTCGCCTTTAAAGCCTGTCCATGGTAGAAGAATGCTTCACCAAGGACGGCGTCAGTCCACGCTCGCTGAGCAATCGGCTTACGATAGTGCTCAAAACAAGCATTGTTGACTACGACGCCACCAACGACACATTGGGTGTGATAGGAGATTCGAACGAGCTCAAGGTCGAACACCGCCCTGCGGTTGTCCAACTCATAAGTCTCCCAAGTTTCAGTGGGGTCCTCCGGATTCCGGTACACCACCTTCTTGGTAAACGCTCTCTCCATCAGGGCTCCGAGTTGTCCGCCCTTGTCGCGGGACTTCTCAAAACATGCGCGTGTGGACGCGACATGCCGGGTATCGCCTTCGAGGTCCCCGTAGTGCTCTAGGTGCTCTTCTAGAGTAGAGGGTTGGTATGTGCTCAGCAACTGAGTGCACACATCGGTCAGAATTGGTTCCAACTCCTCCATGACGCCATCATGCGTCTCGTCGTCGATCGGGTCAGGTTGATCCATCGCGACTCGGTGCTCCTCATAGGCAGTATGCACCATCTCCTCCGTCAGAGGCAATGCCGCTCTCTTCGCTTGCAACCAGGAATAAAAGAGATGCGTGTTCCGAGTGGAGCGGCTCCTCAGCCTGACTCTGAACCAGTTTCGGAACTGGCCCGTCGGTTTCCACGCCACGGGTGGTTTCTTGAGAGGCTCACAGCCATTCTTAAGGTACCAACTCATTGGAGCGCAAGTAATATACTTCGCTCTTTTGACGAAAGCGCTTTCTGTTAACGGTCCCCCGGACTCGTCCATCGACAGATAAGCAAGCACTTGGTTACGCAGGGAGTCGATGACTTCCTGCGGCGCGTTGTGGTGTCTCAACACCAAACAAAATCCGCGCAAAAGGCCTTGAGCTCTTTCACTCGCTGAACTCACTGGATCAGCGACAGGAGGCTCTGTCTCTCCTGGGTCTAAGGACAGCATTTCGGTGCTGGCCTGACCAAACTTCGGCAACGCCGGCGCTCCTTCCAAAGGAGTATCGCCCGCGCCACCTAGACAGTTAATTATGTCACCCTCTTCACTCATAGCGATTGAAGGCGGTTTGAAA